AACTTCTCACGCAAAATACCCCCATCCCATACCCAATCCTTTCCTTCCATAATTCCCTCAACAAATGCATCGGGAGCAGAAGGATCAGCAACTATGTCAGCAGCAGTTGCTAACATAAAGTCATCACCTACTATATTTACCCCTTCACGAGTTGGTTTCAATGAACCAATTCCTCTTGAAGAGACACCAAGTTTGACACCCTCATCAATAAGTGAAGATGCAATCTTACCCATTGGTGTGCCAAGAATCTTAGCTTTACCAATGAAGTTAGCACCACTTTCTTTAAGTGATACTATTTTATGAGAAACTCTATCGAGATTCACAGTTGGGGTATCGGGATGACCCAATTCTCCAAGTGCTCTTCCTGATTGAACATGATTCTCATTATACCGAGAAACTTCCTTACGAAGTGTCTCCATTGGATACATTCTACCATTACGGTTTTTAATGTTTCCCTGAAGGAAAACCCCTTCAATATACATAGACTTCTTACCGTTGCGAGTTTCAACGAGAAATTCTACTGTTTCGATTTCTTCTCTAATGAGTTTCATCAGGCTTCCCCTGTAGTTTGAACTTGGATAATATTAACATCGGTAGTAGCACCATCACTTTTTGCTGCTAATCTTGCAGAAGAATATAAAGTAACATCGCAATTTGCTTCTGTACAAGTAAAAGCAGTAGTAATGCCACTTGTATCAGCATCTAATGTCAACTTAGTTTGCCATGTACCATCATATTGTGATGAATTATTATCAACTGCAGTTACTAATGCATGTGTAATCTTATTATCATAGTTTACATCATTCGCACCGATCAAAGTTACATAGTTTCCAACGTTAAATGGCATTTGTTGGCCTTCAGGACATGTTAAAACACATCCATCTGCTTGAGTAATTGCTACTATTCTCTGAGAATATCTGGACATCGAAAGAGTCTCAGATGTTCCTGAAGGAATATAGTAATCACCCTCACCTGCCGAAGGTGTGACAGCAGTTTGAGAAACAGAGACATGTACTCCTGCAGTTCTAGGAGTTATTCTCAAATAAGGGGATTTAATTGCAAACGAAGTAGTTGCCGTTCCAGCTGCTACAGCCGTAAAAGAAATACCCGTTCCCACTACTGGTCTATGTGCCATTATTCTTTAAAGTCCATTTAATAGTTATTTAGCAGTTATTCCTCTGCCTCTTCTTCAGGTTCTTCAACCTCAAGTTCAGCTTCGGTTTCAATTTCATCATCATCAACTTCTACTTCTGGTTCACCAAAAAGAGAAGATGCCACAACAGGTCGAGCAAGATCAATCTTATCAGATGATTTTGCATACAATAAGTCTTTAATCTTATCAGTTATCTGAGAAGCAGACTCATCCGCACCAATCATATCCATTAATTCATCCATTTTAAGTGTGTTCAAATGTTAACTAGTTGTATTTATATTTCTCCACCCTTAGGTGTTGGAAGTTTATCTTCGGTATCAGCAGTAGTTGCAGTGTCTACAGCACTAGATCTCAAAGAAGCATCCGCTACATCTGGTTGTGGTTCTTCTTCTGGCATTGGCATTGGTCTTAATCCACCACTGCCTTCTGGATCTAACATCATATCTGCAGGATCAGGTATAGTGCCATCTGCAATTTCTTTTTCAATTTGAGCATCCTGTTCCATAATTTCAACATCAGTTTGACGCAGAACATTACGTCTTACCCAATCATTAGAATAATACTTACCAATATAAGGTTCTGTTGCAGTAAGAAGGGCTAATCTTTCATTCTGCAATTCTGCTTCTTTTAATTCAGTGAAGTGATTGTCATATAAGAAGTCATATTGAATATGCTCCTCCATTATATTCCAATCTTCAGTAGTAATTACATTTTTAAGTAATAGTTGAGTCTTCAACATATCACTGAACATTGCAGAGAATCTCTTTCTCAAACGTCCAACAAACTTACTGAATTTAACTTCATCACGTAATATTTCAGAAGATCTTCCAAGGTTAAACCCACCATCTCCTTCTATTCTAGAGATAGGAACATTTAGTGCCTTGTATAATTTCTTCTTGAAGTATTCGATGTCCGTGATCTCTCCAAGATTCTGTCCTCCAGGAAGAGTAGAAATTTCAGTTCCACGTCCACCTTCCCTTCTAGGAAGCCAGAAATCTTCAAGCATTGCCATGTACTTCTTGTCATCTCGAACCTCTCCTGTAGATGCGTCGTATACAAGTTTGTTACGATATCTCATCATTACGTCACGGAGATATTGCTCTGCCTTTACTTTCGGTAGATTGCCAACATCAATATAGAAGATTCTTCTTTCTGGAGCACGGGAAAGTCGGTAAATAACCAGACTATCCTCAATCATTCTTAATTGATTGAGGGCTTTAATGGACTTGTGTAAATATGATAATGTTGTTCCTTTATTTCTATCTACTAATCCTGAAGTACAGTAGGTAATTGAATCTTTTGCAAATTTAATACCACCTTGTCCCGTTGAAGTAGGATTTGTACTAGGATAATTTACCTTAGGATTATATACAAAGTATTCCTCTATTTGAGGAAACTCATAATCCATAGGATTACCACTATTCATAACAGCACTTCTAAACTTATCACCCTCTTGCTTCTTCTGCTGTCTTACATAACGCATTTTAGTTGCGTCAATATATCTTAATTCTTGTATTCCCTCATGCGGATTTTTAATATCAATTACCTTATTATAATACAATCTACCATCAATATACCAATTCCTATAAATTTCGTGGGACTTTCTATTGAAATCTAATAACTCAAGAATAAACTTAAACTCTTCTCTTATCGTTTTCTTAATACCATCGCTTGCATTTAAATGATCTAAATTAATTTCAATTGGACTGTCATTTGAATCTGATACAAGGGCTTCATTTACAATATCTTCAATAGCACTATCCGCTTCAGGATGAAGTGCCATTTCCCGATATCTTTTTATTAAATCAAATTCAGTTTTATAGACACCTTCAATATCAACATATTGACCGAAAAAACCACTACTCATAAAGTAGTCCGACTGATCCTCTTCGTTGGGAGGAACAGGAGAGACTACTCCAGGAGATAATGGTTCGTTGTCCTCTATCGAGAACCCAAATAACTTAGCCATGATTTATTTTAAAAATGCCCTTTATTGGACTATTTATCACACTATTACTGCACCAGTTTGATCAGATGGTGATCCTGTGCTTGTATTAGAACCTGCAATCCAGTATTGAACTTGGAATGTAACAGTATATTCTTCAATAGCATCTCCACTTTCATATGAAAGATCTATTGAACTAACCTCTGTTGGGAAGATACCATCGAAGTAGTAACTTCTTAATGGTTCTAATGGTGTACCACCACCACTTGCATCACCTTCTCCACTATTTGTATTACCAAAACGAGTCGTTGATCTACCTAATTGATTAACAACCGCATTGCCCATATATGAATTAGGAGTGGTTGCTCCACTTGCATCACTTAACTTACTAATTCCATTCATCCACTGTTCAAATGAAGTTCTTAATTTAAAGTCCTCATCATTAATAACGGTGACTGCCCATGTATCAAAAGTTCTGTCTCCAGCAACTTTTAAAACTCTTCCTCTAAAAGGAACTTCTACAGGGGTGATAGTCGATGCAGGAAGTGCAGCAGCTTTACAAAGAAACTGAAAAGTTTCATTGTCCCAATTATCGGCAAATTTGAAGTCATTAATATTAACTTCAAAGAGATTAGGTCTTGCACCGCCACCAGCAAGTCTCGACTTAAATTGGGTAATGGTTTTTAAACTGGCCATTGGTTAAAATTCTCCGATGTAATTAATTATAAAAGTTAAACTCTTCCTGCTACTTCTTCAAAACTGACTCCAGTTCTGGTAGCAACGAAGGATAGTGTTACATAATTAATAGATTTGGTTGGTTTCAAGAAGATGTCTGCACGGAATTCATTATTATCAACCACACTAGGAGTATTGTTAGATTCATCACAAATGACTCTAAAGTCAACCAATCCCCTCTTAGCTTGAACATCTCTCAAGTAAGGTTCAACAATGTTCACAAAGTTTGCACGAGTGATTTCATCATTAAACTCAAAGAGTTGTGCTTGAGCACTTCTCTCAAGTGCTTTTTCAACTGTAAGGAATAAACGACGAACGTTGATTCTGTCGAATGCAGATTGATATGAAAGACCTGTCTTATCTCCATAAAGAAGAACACCTGTTCCAGGCTGATTAATTATAGAATTAATCCTTGACTCATAAAGAAGATCTCTTTGATTCTTAGTAGGATTGTATGCAAGTTTAATTGCATTGTTCAAGATTCCTCGTTGCTGACCAGCAGGTGAGAACCAAGGATACTGCTCAATATCCGTCCTTACCATCAATCCAGCAACATCTGGATTGGTAGGAATATAACGGAACTGATTGTTGAAACGATCATATGTATACTTATATCCTGAATCAAATATTGCATAAGAGGAAGAGGATATAGGTGAGTAGTATTCAATAACATTATTTGTTTGATCTGCAGTGCTTGTTACATCCACTACGTTGTCACGATGAGGAGAAATAACTGCAACACAGTCCTTCCTATCCTCTGCGATTGAAATAAGTTTATTTGCTTTTGCTTGCGACTCATCTTGAGCACCGCATCCTGGCCCCATTATTAAGTAGTTAACATCCGTTTCATCTTTATTTTCAAATAAGTCATAAGCAGCAGAGAGATCTCCGAGATTTGCTTTAAACTGACCATTAGAACCAGTAGCAGCGTAGTCAACACCACCACCTAAAGGATAAGTTACATTACCCAAGGCATTGAAGATTGTTCCAGCTGCGTCTTGTCCCCAGATTCCTCCAGCAACTCCGATTGCAGTAAAGGAACTAGACTTAACACCTGAAGTTGTTGTAAATCCAGTTGCTCTTGGTTCTGTCTCAAAATAGTTATCAGCAGCTGAAGATGGGTTCCATCCTGCATATAGATTTTCACTATTAAGAGCAAGATAATCCTTATAGTAAAGTCTTATAGGAGAAGCAACAGCAGATATTGCGTCAGATGCTTTAGATATCGAAATATTCTTTTCAAGAATACTTCCTTGAACACCTGTTATAGTACCGTCATCATCTACGACGACCACATGCATTGCATCATTCTGACCACTCCTATCAATACTAAATTGGTTGGTAACTGGTTTAGATGCAACTTGTGTCCAATAAATTACACTATTATCAAGTCCGAGTGTTTGTTCATTATACCAATCTTTAACACTTTGAGCGACTCCTACATTAGTATATCCTAATCGACCTGAACCATTGTCAGTGTTAATACCAGCACTGTTTACAGCTCTGATCTTTACACCAGTAGTGAATGATGCACTAGAATCGAATTCACTATAATCAATATAAGTTTCTGTACCAATTACGTTACCAGTTTGTTTGACCCTCGAAACAACCTTAACGTCGATTGTACTGTTACCGTTTGTGGTATCAGTAGAGACTCCAGTAATAATACCTTTGATGTATCCATTTGTTGTAGCAGTGGTTCCTACTCCAACTTCAGTTCCACTGTATGCAGCAGTAACACCTAATCCTATACTAAATCCAAGATCATTAAGGTT